CCAATTATTTAAGTTGATACCTCCTGCTAGGAAATAACGACAAATCTTTTTCTGTGGATACTGTGCAACTTCTGTTACAACTGCACATTCCACTTTTTTATTCCAACTAATAAAGAGTTGGAAGCTGTTATTAATTAATCCTTTTAAGATGTCATTACTTGTATAACAATCATCTAAAGCCTTTTTGATAAGAGGCTCAACTTCATTCCATATTATATGTAAATCCTTTTCTGGTACTTTTAATATCATCCAATAACTACATAACCAAAATCTTGATCTGTATTTGAAGAACTGGCATGAGTTAGTGTTGCTGATCCATCAGCTTTAGCAGACACATATAAGTTTGCTTTTGCTGTGTTAGAATTAGCATTTGTAGGCTCAAGAATAATGATTGAATTTTCTCCTATTCTTGCGTCTGTTAATGTTGTATTTGTAGCACTTGCTGTTAATGTTACACTTCCTGTTGAGTTTAACTTTCCATCAAGTGTGTTATTCACAGTATTTGAAATTAATCGTAAATGCTGTGATTTATCTGGCATTGAAACAGGTACTTTAAGATATTGGTTTGTTGCCATTATCTTTTACCTGTTGGTTTTGCTTCCACATCTACACCAGACATAGTTTTAAAATTTCCTGTTACATCAACTCTAAGTCTATGATACCTGGAGGTTGATCGCATAGGACAATCTCCATTTGATTTAGTAGTAACAGCAGTTCCTTCTGTTATAGCATCTGCTTGAGAACTACGAGTAATAGGTGTAACACTTATTGTTGTATTATCACTTCCATTTGCATCAACAATCGGTCTAGCTGTTAATAAAGTGCTATTACGATTTTTTGCTCCTTCAAATTCAGTTGTATCAACTGTTGCATCTAAACTAGCTCCTAAAAACTTTCCAAATTTTTTATCAGAGTCAAAAGCTCCTAAACCAATAATTCCTTCATCATAAAAATATGAGTCTAAACTATATGGCAACCCATCAAGAGTTCCTAAAACATCTAAACTTTCTAAAGTTGTAAATGCTTCTTGAGAAGCAGTATTAAGAAAGTGTAAATCTTGATCGCTTCCTGTACTCCATCTATCAACAGCATAGTTATAACAAAGTAATTTATTATTTACAGTACCAGTTCCAGTTGCATCGCTTCCTCTATAAGACCAAACAACCATTGAATTATTTGGATCAACAGCAGAACAAATCCCTTCAAAGTTGCTAGTTAAATCTAGTAAAAAATAATCATTCACTCTTCCCACACCAATAGGTGTTAATTGTTGTCCTCCAGATAATTTATAAAAACCATCTTGAGCTAAGAAAAATATATCACTACCAAAAGAAACAACACTCTTAGGTGCAAAAGCACCAATGTTATCTGCAATCTTATCAAATTGAAAGATTAAAGGAGTTCCTACATAGTCCATTCTGTAAATGGCTCTTTCCATGAAAATAACTCCATAGCTTTCGCCACCAACTATTGCTTGAACTGATCCATGACTTCCAACAATTGATTGAAAACCAGATTGTGTAGTCTGACTAGGAGTCCATTGAGACGAATTATTTAGTCCAGACCATTTTACTCTCTGATTATTAACAGTATGTTTTTGAAACTTATGTGTTTCACTTCCACCAGTAGCAGTTAAAGTAATTGCTGTTCCTGCTGTTGCATTAGCAGAGGTTGTTGCTACTTTAAAAGTATTTGTACCAACATAAATAACATAATAGGTACTACCATCAGTTAAGTTGGTTAATGCAGTATTTGAATTTCTGTCATAAACAATAGTATCGCCAGTTGACCAACCATGACCTGCAATAGTTATTTCATTACTAGAAATAGTATTAGAGTCAAAAGTTTTTGCTGTATCGTATTCTGTTGTAAATCCTGTAACAACAAAATCTCTCACAACAGCTAGATACTTTGATTTTAGATCAGATACTAAATCTGAAAATAAACTATCAACACCTTCTTCAAACTTTTGTATGTAATCAGCACCATTCGTTGCAATAATATTTGCTCCAAATTGTGTGAATGCCCAAAAGTCTCTTGATCCTTCTGTAGTAGAATTATTATATCCAGTTGCTTTGGATTTATCTTGAAATACAAGTGAACTATCCATTTGGTATAGTTTAGTTGTATCTCCTGCATAGTTAGTTGATCCATTTGCAGAAAAACTTGTAAATAAACCAACAGGAGTTGTACTTAGTCCTGCTCCACTTAAAGCTACAAATCTAGGAAAAGATTTATAACCAACAGCTAAAGGAATAACATTATTAATTTTTATTGATCCAGAATTTTGATAAGCAGGAAGATCTGCTTGTAATTGACCAAATTGAATATCAGCCATTAAACCACCATATATGATGACATCTGCAATGGTGCAGATGAAGTTCGACCTCTCTGTGCTGATTCATTTGCTGTTTTAACTCCTTCTTTATATAATGATGCCCATACTTGTAATCTTTCATCATTCATTAAGAATGGCTCACTTTCAGCGAGAGCAGAATATAAATATAAATCTGGAAAGTATGTAAGAATATCATTTGTTGTATTAGAACTAGACAAAGCAGTTGGTCTTTTAAAAAATCCAAATTCTATAACATCTGCTGAGTCTGGAGCTTTTCCAAGATGTATTTTATTTTTTATAATTGTGTAATGAGTTGAAGCACCACTACCAACACCAAGATTATATAATCGCATAAAATCTGGAGGAGTAACATATCGTAAAAAACGATATGGACTTGTTTGTAATGCTACATATCGCATTTCCAAATACCCTGTCGGTAAATCATAACTTTGAGTTCCAGAAACAGTAGTTGTTGATGTATCAATTTCTTCCATTTCACGCAATCTTAAATCTCTTGACATACGAGATTCTGCTAAATCTATAAATGTATCTAAATAGGAAGTTAAATCATCCCTGTTTAAATAATTTGCAATCTCTGTTTTCAGATTTGCGTAAGTGTCTAGTGCCATTATACATTTCCTTGATAAATTCTAAAAAATCTGTTGTCTGGATCATTAAGCCATTTTTTCATTCTATTGTGATCTAGTATTTGACCACCATTTGACATAATCCCTTTTTTTGCAAGTTGTTGAACTACTACAAGAGGAATAGAAGCGACCTTCGTCATTCCTGCGTGTTTACCCAACTCGCCTTTCATTCTATAAGCATCTTTTCCAAGATTTGCTTCTTTTTTATTTGCATTAATTAATGGCTCGACATCTTGGACATCTTCTAAGTGTAATTTCTTTTCAGACTCGTCAAAGTGTATTCTTGTTTTAAGAACACTTTTACTATCCTCATCATCAAGCCATAATTTTTTTGTCATTAGATTAACTCTGTTACATATACTTCGCCATCAGAACTTGCTTCTCTAATAACTGCAATTTTATCTGATCCACCACTTACTTTTACATAAATAATTTCATTCTTCGGTAAAAAAGCAGATGATGTTGTTGCAGTTGGCGATGCTCCTAATGTAAAATGACAAGCATGAGTTCTTGCAACTAACATTATAACTGAAGTTGTTGCTCCAAAAGTATTTGATGCACTTGAAGAACTACCACTTGTTAATTTTTGTACTGTTGAAGGTCTGCCATAATATATTCCGAAATTTGACATATCTTATCCTTATCTTCTTATAACAAAAGTTATTTCACATTCACAAGAAGTTGAGGAAGCTCCATCAGTAATCATTTCTATTGCTTCTCCTTCTGCTACATAATTAGCTGCTGAAGGAGTTGCTGAATCAACATCTCCTGCTGCACTTCCACTATGTGCGACAGTAATACCACCATCTGTTACTGCTGTTCCTGCAAGTTCAAAAGACAATCCTGCATTTGCAGAAGTAATTGCATTTTTAATTGTTGTGTAAATTTTAATAATTTTTCCACTATCTGGAGCAACTACAAAGCTACTACCTGCTGTGCTAATATTGTGAATTTTACCTACTATAAAATAATCGTTTAATGTTCTCATTTTTTTTCCTCTATTGTTCCGAGTTTAATACTCTTCAATAAAAAAGGGGGAGTTAATCTCCCCCTAATAAATTAGTTTTACCTAACCTTATGCTAAGTTAAAGATACCATAAGATGCGTTAGGATTTCTTGCTTCCACAGTCCACTCACATAACATTAGTTTTTGAGTAGCATCGGAAGTATCACTAAGATCTTTAGTTTGGAATGGTCTTAAATAAGCAATCGCCCATTTAGACATATCTAAAATATCAACTCTATTTGCATTCTGATATCTGTCTGGAACAAAAGTTACAGTTGAGAAATCAGATACATACACATCAACAGCACCGATAACTCTTTTATCGTCAATGTTTTTTGTGTTTGTAGCGATACCATTGAAACCAGAAGCAGTTTGCTTATGTGTTGAGTTCATTAACACAACATCTGGATCTCCACCTAGTTCGTAACATTTCTTTAGACCATCTTTTAATAAGTCCTCAGTAAATGCAACATCAGTTCCACCTGCTTCAGCAGTTGATCCATTTCCAGTTGGTACAGTTCCACCATTTTTGTAATAGTTAAGTGCTGCACTACCTGTGCCTGGAACATTACCACCATAATAAGTGTCAATAGATCCACTCTCTCTTGCAGTACCAGATGATCCACCTACTTTTGCATTTGAAGTATTTATGTTAGCAAATTCAATGTCTCTTTTAAGCTCTTTGCCTACTTTAGCCATTTGATATGCTAATTCTTGACCTCTACCCCAGTTGCTAACAGCTTGGTCTGTGCCTGTTACACCAACAGCTTTCGCTGTGATCTGAGTATAGTTTTGAAGTTTTACAGTCGGAGCTCTTGTGTCCAAACCATAAGTATAACCTTCCACTTGTGCATTAGCTGCTGCTGCCTCTAGTGCATCTGTTTGCCATTCATGTAAAGTTTGAATAGCTGTGCTTTTTGATGCGTTGCTAATAAAAGGTGTTTCAACTGGACTTATATTATATATGACATCAGCGATATCCTGTTTTATACCAACACGATCAAAAGTTTCTGTAACATTAGTTGGAATTGCCATAATGTTTTATCCTTTTCTCGTTATTGGAGCATTTCGAGAAACACATTTCGTGCATCTTCCAATCCTCCAGATTGTTTCAGTTTTGTCATTCTCTTGTCAATATCCTGTTGTTTTTCAGAATTTTCTCTGACATTTGCAGCATTAGAAGTAAGAACTCTGTGTGTTCTTTTTACTTTTTTTCCTTCAAGTTTTGTTTTCTTTAATTGATTATATCTATAAGCATCTGCTAATAAAAGAACTGCTCGATGATCTACCATCATTGCAATTTCTTGATCGCTATAACCACTTTCTTTTGCAAAACTAGAAAGTCTTTTTGTAAATTCCACACCTTTTTCTTTATCTGCATAGACAGGGAGTTTTTCAGCTAAGATTTGTCGTTCCTTTGCAATGTAATCATTATAAACTTTCTCTTGCTCGGATCGTTGTTCTTGTTGAATGCGTTGTCTTTCTTGCTGTGCAAGTTGCAACATTTCTTTTTTCTTATCTGACTCTGCTTTTAATTTTACATATTCAGCAGGATCAGTTTGATAAAGATTATCCCAATCAATGTTTTCTTCTTTTTGCTGTAAATTTTGAGATAAAACCTCTAATTGTTTAGCATATTGGTTTCGAGAATTTTTGACTGCTTCGAGTTCTTTCGTTAAGTTTTGTTGCAAAGAATCTACATCTTTGCGTTTATCACTTAACTCCATATTCTTTCTGGTATAGTTTTTTTCTAACTGATAGCCCTTCTTCAACTCTTGCAAATTAACTTTATAATCTTCGCCATTAACTTTGACCTCATAAAGTGTTTCCTCGTTTTCAGAAGATGCGTCATTTTCATCTACTATTTCTTGTCCATCTAAATCTTCTAGCAAGGGATCGCTATTATCTTCTTCAAGAGTAGCTTTCTCTTCTTCCAATTTAGTTGTTTCAGACTCTTCGCTTCCTTTTGCAGTCTCGTCTTTGTTTAAAAGGTTGGCGAATGCCTGTGCTGTTGCTGTTTCATCATTTAAGATGGGAGAGTCCTTAGACTCTGCTTCTGAAACAACAGACTCCTGTGAAGGTGTATCTGCCATTTATTTCTCCTTATTTATTAACCTGTTTAGATGCTAGTTTACCAGTTTCCATTACAGATTTGATTTGCACAAGAAGGACATTTAACATTTTTTCCATCATGTAAATTTTTTCTCTTCCTTCTGTGTCTCTTATCGGAGAGTTTAACCATTCTTGTCGTAACTCTGCCGAAACTTTTTGTACTGCCTCTGCAAATATTTCATCTTCTAATATTGCTTTAGCTCTATGTCCTCTTTGTTTTTCTTTTTCTAAATCCATACATCTTCATCTTTAAAAGGATTTTTTCCTGTATAAGTAGAAGTATTATTCGTTCCACCTGCATTAATATTTTGTGCTTCCCATGGATTTACAGTTCCACCTGATTGAATTGCATCTTGAACAACTTGATTATGTATGTCTTTAGGTGTTCCTGTATAACTTTGACCATAAGGATTGCCACCTTGATTAACTATATTCTGTGCATCTTGTTTAGCTTGTATCTGATAATTAATTTCTTCTGGTGTAAAGAAAGCTGTTGATCTAGGATCTTCATTTACATATTTATTGGCTAAATTTGCATTATTAAGAATACTTAATGATTGTCCTAAACCTAATTGACCTTTTTTTGTATCTATGTTGTAACCTCGTTTTGCTAATTCATTTATAATAAAATCTCTTCGCATCTCATTTTGTCCACCAAACATAAATTGAAAAGCAGGAGGCATTCCAAATTGACCTCCAACAGAAATATCATAAGGATCGCCTTTTAACCAACCATCATTAAGATAATTTAATAATTCAGCATCTTCCATTTCTTTCATTTCATCAATAGAATAATATTCTCTAGGAGGATCATCTGGATCATCATTTCTTTGTTCATCATAAGCTGATTGACCAAAAGTTTCTATTGGTTGGCATACACCATCAACTAACATAAATCCTTCTCTACAAGGATCAACTGGATCATCTTGTGCTGAAAAATCTATTTGAGGATTTGGATATAAAGCTGTTTTATCAAGTGTTCCTGCTTTTTCTTGTTCAGTTCGTAAATCAAAATTAGGATTTCGCCACATTCCTGCACTATTAACATTGGGTGTAGCATTAAGTTTACCACCAAGATAATCACTTATTACTGATTGTGCTTCTGTGCCTTGCATAAAGGGTGTAAATGCCATTAATTCATTCCTTGTTGTAGAATTTTAGAAGCCAACTTTTCCTTTTCTAAATTATTCACTTTTTGTTCTTTTACAACTTGCGTTGCTAATTTTTGTTCGTCTAAGTTTAATTTTTGCATTTTAAATTCATTGTCAGCTTCTAATTTTCTATTTTTAAAATCCACATCTGCCATAGCCTTTTGTTTATCTATTTCTATTTGTTGTGCTGCTAATTGCAGAGCAGGATCTTGTTGTTCTTGTTGTGGTGGTTGAGGTGGTTGCTGTGAAGGATCATTAAAGAATTGCGTTGCATCTTTATAACCACTATTTTGCAGGTATGCCTCAATCGTATTATAAATAGTTTGAGGAGTAACCATTCCCATTCCTCCTTGTTGTTGTATCATCTTCTCTTGAACATTTAATACTTGTTGTAAAACTTGTAATCGTTGATCTTGGTTTCCAGTACCTAAACCCACTTGAACAGTACAATCATAATGATCTGTCCATTCTCTTGGATTCATTGGAATAAACTCGCCTCGTAATTTAACTATTCTTTCTTGATCTTGATATTCACAAATAACAGCTAAAATATTTTTAAATAAATCTTTTACACCATCAGCAAAAGATCTTGCAATGAGTTCAATTCGTTGTGTTGAACTATTCATCATTTGATTAACTGATTGTGCAGTTGTATGACTTTTATTAATTGTATCTGGATTTAAACCCATTAATTGATTTGGTACTCCAGATCTTTTCTCTTTTAACTGGTCTATTTTTTGCATCATAGCCAAACCATCATTTAAGAAGTTTGGAGTTTGCAAAGGAGTAACAGCATTAGGAGATTTAACTCTAACAATACCACCACTTCTGGAAGTAAGTAAATCATCTAGGTTTGCTTGACCATCAACAACTATTGTTCTTGCGTTATTTTGATAATACATATTATCAAGAGTATTTCTCATTATGGCTGTACTCATATTTTGGACATCTGCCAGGAGATCATACATCGATAGACCAAAAAATCTGAATGGCATAGGAATTGCTACACACATAGCAAAAGGAAGAATATTTATTTCTTCATTTTCTAAAATGATGTAGTTATTATAGCCACTACCACCTACAATTATTTTTCTAAGCTCTGCAATGCCATCG